TATTAGATTTAGGTCTTTATTTTTTTATTAAAAATCAAATTCTATCTTATCTTTTTCGTAATAACTTCGTATAGCATACATTATACGAAGTTATACGACTAATATCCTAAATTCAATATTTTTAGAAGTCATTTCTATTTCATAAATAAAATTGTTTTGTAGTATTAATAAATCTGTATCTTCTTTAGATTCTAATAATTTTTTTACAATATCTTTTCTTACAAGATTTTTTAAATTTATTGGTTTCCCTTCTTCCATAAACTTATCTATACAAGTAAAATTATATCTCTCTGTGTAAGGCTTAGGTTTATACAATGCCTTTACTAAATCCTTGATATTATCATTCTTTAAAGTACTATGCGGAATTATTTTTAATCCTTTCATACTCCATAACTCCCCCTAATAATTGATTATATATTATGTACTATCAACTCTACCAATTAAGGTAGAGCTTACTCTTAAAGTGATTTTCTAAGTTCTACACCTATCATTTCTAATAGTCCAAGCAAAAAAGGTACGAATTGTAATCCTATATACCCTATACAAGCCCATTTAATTACTTCTAATCCTTTAGACTTTTTCCCCATTATTATCATTATAAAGCCTGTTATAATCATCATATATGTTACTGGATAACCTAAACCAGCTAGTAATTCTGTAATAGGGCTTACTATAACTTTTAATTTATTACTAAATCCTCCTAATGTATCTGCATATACATAAGTACTATTGGTTAATATACTTAATCCTACTCCAGTTGCTATCTTATAATAACTTGCTACCATTTTATCTTTCTTAACTAAATTCAAAAACTTATACTCCATTTTTCTCAATTTATCTTCATCAGGAACTTTATTTTTTAAATCTTCTATATAATCCTTATATCTTCTTATTTTTTTATCGAATATAACTTCACCATCTTTATTTATAATACTTATTTCCATTCTAATCTCCTTACTACATCATTAATGATCCTAAAATTTCTAAAGCTAGGCCAATCAAATAGCTAAGAGTTCCCCACCTGAAAACCTTAGTATATTTAACCATCCATAGTAATATTCCAAGCATAATAACAACTATAGCAACTTCCTTGACAATAATTCCTGTAGCTGCAATACCTATGCCTATTCCTGAAGTTGTCCATGAATATATGTTTTGCCAGATACCATTTAACCAATTTAACATTTTCAATTCCTCCTAATATTTTTTTCGTTTTTTGGATATACTTAAAATACAAACTCACTTAATAAGGAGAACAATATGAATACCCAAAATAATGATTTATTCAGTAAATTTCTTATAGGTTTTGGTTATTTTCTAATAACTTTAGGATTTTTATCGTTAATTTCTAAAATAATTGTTAATTTATAACTAAATCATGCAACTTTTTAAAAGTACCTGAATATACTTCTATTAGAAGTTTCCATTAGCCTAACTCTAGCCCATTAGATTTAGGCTTATTTTTTATTAAAAATCAAATTCTATCTTATCTTTTTTATTGGTTTCTTTATTTTCCATATCTTTTTTAATTAACTCTTTTATATAAATGCTTGGAGAAAGTTTCCCTTTTACAAACTCATATAATTCAATTTCAGTATCTTTAAAACTTATACCTATCTTCTTCATCTAAATATCTCCTTTGCATATTCTCCATAGGCTATTGCATTAGCCATAAATGAATTTTTAACTAGATAAGCTTGTGGTATTCTATTTTTAAATGGTTTATAAAGTTTCTCTGCACCACCACCTATTAGTACTACATCATTAGTCTTTAAAGAATAATCAACTTGCACTCTTCTAACAATATTCTCTACAAACTCTTTAAAGCTATCTAGGTTAACTTTTTTTCGTTCTCCGTATATAAATAAACCGTTGGCTAATATTCTATTAGAATCTTCTACTTTGAGATCTAGTCCGTAAGTGCTGTTAATGCTATTTATAAAATTATTCTCTAAATTTTGAATTCCTAATGGTAAACTAATAGGTTGTCTTATTCTTCTTTTATTTCCTTCTATAATTAATAAACAAATATCAGTAGTCCTTCCACCTATATCAATTAGTATTCCTTGATAATCATTAGGTACAGCCATGACTCCTTCTGGTAGTACATCAACATCATCTACTAACTTACTCAGTATAATTCTATTTATGAGATACTCTTTATCTTCCTTGTACTGACTTAAAGGTAATCCAACTACAACCTTATTTCTTTTATCTGTTGTGCTTTTATCTATAGCTCCTTGAAGTAAGTATAATATGTTTTCTCTATATGCCTTTCTATACTCTGTATCAAATTCTCCCTCCCCTAAGTAAATCTTTTTATTTTCTACTGTTATAAAATCCTTATTTTCTATTCCACCATCACAAGATACCTTTGATAGAAAACTAACCCCTTTACTGCTTTTAGTGTAATAATTTCCTAAATCTACTCCTAAAATCATTAAATCATTTCCTTTCTTTTCTTCTACTTGATATATATTTATGCTCGTTATCTCAAAAAGTTTCCTGTTGGAAGAAAAAAAGTAAAAAAAATAAAGCTACTATTTTTTAGTAGCTTCTTCTTGCATCTTTTCTAATAATAATTGCTTTATATATGCACTCTCTCCAAGTAATTTTGATTTTTCTTTTAAAAAATTGTATATTTCATTTTCTAAATTATTATCTTTAAAGCTTATACCTATCTTTTTTGCCATAAAATCCCTCCTATAGGTATATATTACCATATATAGGTAATAATTAAAATGAGGTGATTGTATGAAAAGAGAATTTATTAAAATAGATTTAGCTATTAAATTAAGTATTATAGCTTTAATAATGTTAATATTGCCTATAATATAAAAAGCACTTGGAATTACCCTAAGTGCTTTATCTCCTTTAAAAATTCTTTATGCAATTTTTCTTCTGCTTCTTTTCTAGCTTTAACTGCATCTTCAAACTTTTCATAAGTTCCTAAATTATAAGACTTTCTTTTAAAAACTATTTGTGCTAACCACTTACCGTTTTTCTTCTGACTAACACCCCTAACTCCACTTTTATTAGCTTTGCTTAATTTCTTGCTTTTTAAATATGCTATATTTGTTCCATCTACTTGATATTTCTTTATATTATTATTTAATCTATTTTCATAATATTCTTCTCTTAAACAACCGCAGCTCTTTTTTTCTCCGTTCCTCAATCTATTTGAAGGAACTTCTACAATGTTTCCACAGTCGCATTTACACTGCCATACTACCCATTTATAATATTTCCCTGTAACCTTTATAGGAGTTAATTTCCCAAACCTTTGATTAGATATATCTTTATATTTTGCCATACACTCTCTTCATAGCCTCTCTAGTGATTAGCGTTATTCTTCCTGCTTTTCTATAGTCAATACCAGGTATAAATTTTTCAGCTTTTATAGCTGCCCTTATAGCCCCTTCGCTTTTCCCCCATAATTCCGCAGCTTCATTTACTGTCATTACTTCATCTATTTCAAATATTACATTGTCTCTAGCATCTGATTCTGAATTTTTGCCATCTTTGGGATTATATATTATGGCATTATCATCAATTATAAATTCATAATCCCCTTCATATTTATTTATACAATTTACTCTCCCTATAACTGATAGATTTTCAGTTAAATCATATATACACTCTCCGTCTTTTACATCATCCCAAATCGTAGAATTCTCTAATAAAAACTCTTTAGTTTCCTCTTTTAAATCTCCCCATCTAATGCCTATTAATTTATTCATTATTGACCTCCAACATTTTTATTTGCTAGTTTTGAAGAGATCTAGCAACTCTATTAACTTATAGTCCCAAAGTTTCTTTTACAGCATATCCGATTACTAAGTCTAAATTAACTTTGCTTAATTCGCTTTCTAATTTGTAATCATTCATTTTCTTTAATGCATAAGCAAAGTTATCAATATAATATTTAGCACTTTCTTCATTTTCTAACTTTTCCTTTGCTGCTTTTGCTTCTTCTAACATTCTTAAAGTTCTTTTCTTTCCTCTTTCTTCGTGTGCTTGTTGTCTTTCAGCTAATAAAGCGTTTACTCCACTCATTACAACCTCTCTAATATTGTTTGCCCAAGCAACTTGTTTTTCACTGCCCTTTAATTCTACCATTTCATTTCCTCCTTCTTGAAGATAAGCTAAACATAAGCCTAATTGGAATTTATAATCAACTGTTGGATATTGAGCTTTTATTTCCTTTGTCATTTTATGAGCCTTTATCATTAATTCTTTCTTAGTCATTTTAACTTACCTCCATTTATTTTTTAATTTCCTTCACCTTATGATATAATTTTACTACGTTTAAACGTATTTGTAAATACTTTTTATAAATATTTTTACTTTTAATCGTAATTTGTTTTTTCTGCAAAATAAAAAAGCTAGTAAGTAAGATTTCTCCTACCTACTAACCTTAATGACTACTTTCCTAATTTCTCGCAATATTCTATAGCTTTATCTAATGTTTCCTTTCTGTCTTTTCCTTTAATCTCTACATTAGTATATCCACTTTTATTCTTAGCTTCTCCAACTGCAATTGCTGTTTTATATTGGCTGTAAAAAGCATATGGCCTTAAACAATTAATAGTTGGACAGTTTAATCTATCAGCCATTATTTCTGCTATAGCTTGATCTGTTGAATTTGAATATTGAATTATATAATCCACTTTTACTTCCTCCTTGATTGCATTATTTATTTTTTTATTACTTATTGCTTCCGCTATAACTTTTCCTATAATATCTGGCCCTAATCTTTTATATAGAGCAACATCTTCTGTAGCTTCTACAAAACATACCTCCACAATAATGCTCGCCATATTAGTTGCCCTTAGTTCATATAGCTGATTACTTTCCTTTACTCCTCTGTTTATAAAGCCTAATCCAGCTATAGCATTTACTATTCTTGCTGCTATTTCTTCATCTAACTTAATATTATCTGACTTACTATATACCCATGTTTCAGTTCCTATTGCTCCATTATAGCTGTTATAAGCTTTATTAAAATGAATAGATATAAATAAATCTGCACCCCAATTATTAGCCTTACTTACACCATAGACTAAATCACTATTTGAATCCATGTTACCTGGAGTTACATCTAATACATCATGTCCTAATTGTCTTAAATAATTAATTACGGAATCTTTTACTTTTCTATCTTCTGTTGTTTCATCTATTAATCCACTTGCCCCTGGTGCTTGAAAGTTGTGTCCTCCCCTTACTGCTATTTTCATATTTACCAGCCTCCTTGTAATTTATATTATGAAAAGTAATATATTATTGTTCAAAATAAAGAAGCAAGATTTACTCCTGCTCCTTAGTTTCTTTTATGGCTTGCCTAGTTGAACTTTGTCCAAAATAAAAAGCTATAACCATACTAAATATAGTTAAAAATTCAGTAGATCCTATTAACCCTTTTAAAGCTAATATTGAAAATACTATAGTTAATATCAAAGCTATTATCTTTTTAATTTGTAATAATTTCTTTAATGTTTCCATCTTTATCACTTCCTTTCTTCAACTTTAATTTTTATTTCTTTAACATCTTCTTGAATGTTTTCAACAACACTAAATTTATTTGCCATTGCATCTAATAGATCCTGGTATCTCTTTTCTCTCTCCCCTGTTGTTTTTAGAACATAGATTAATAGAAATACAAATAATGCATATCCTAATCCTTGCCCTATTGCTGCTTGCATTAAAGCATCCATCTTGCACCCACTTTCTTGTAATAAAAAAAGACCTTAATGGTCTACTATTGATTAATTATTAAATTCTTTTCTTCCTCTGTAATACGTCCTTTAGTGACCATATTATCTAAATAAACTATATCTATATTGCCTAATTTATATTGTATTCTTAAAAATTCAAACATCTAAAGCACCTCCAATAAAGCCATTTCTAAAGCTGCAATTCTTTCTAACTCTGTAGGTTTAGTAGGCACTTCAATAACTTCTAATGTATATTCTTCTATATAGTCAAATAATCCTTTGCCTGTTGGATTTTCTTTGCTCCTAAATTGCTTCCCTTGATTTTGTAATTCGAAAAATCTATTGTAATCCTCAAGAGTTATTGATATATCTGTATCTAATATTTTATGAACCCCCTCAACTACAAACCCGAAATTATTATTTTCAAGCCTAAGAAAATATTTACTATCCATTCTAAATCTCCTTAATATCCTATTGCTAAATAGTTTAAACCAACTCCAGTTGTTGTTCCAACGTCTATTACAAAATTATTTTTAGTTTTGCTTGCTACTTTAATAGCAATTTGATGAGTAGTACATATCGGAATAACTGCTAGACATACATTCGGAAATCCTATTTTAAAATTAGTCCCCCACCCACTCTGTAATCCTGCATTATTTCCCCATTGCAATATAAATCCATTAGGAAGGGGAGTGTATCCGGTATTATCTTGAGAATAAGCACTTAAAATTAAAGATAAGGTCGATATCCCTCTAGCATTTATAATAGTTTCTAAATATCTGCCATCAGCATTTCTTCTATTATCTTCTACTAACCTTAATCCGTCTGAATAATAATATCCATTATGAATATATTCTTGGCTACCTGAATAATCTAATTGGTTAATGCTTATTCCATTTGAGTAAACAATCATTTCTTTAGTTCCACCTGATGGGTATGTTATTCCATCCCAATTTACATTACCCGAAGTAACTCTCATAGTTCCATCTTTTAAGAAAACTCCATTCTTACTTACAGTAAATATATTGGCATTAGAAGCATTTTTAACTTGTATATTACCGTTAGTATTGCCGCCTACTGCAAGAGTATTTTGTACAAATAAGTTTCCATCTGTATCTGCAGTTAATACTGTTGCTCCTGCCTTATTTTTAATAGTTAATGCACCATTCTTAATAGCAAGTCCGTTCTTATCCATAACAAATTGTGTAGTAGATATGGAAGATGTTCCAGCATTTATTGCAGAAGATATAGTTGTTGTAATAGCTGTTGCTGTTATATTTTGTTCTACAGAATTAACTCTTGTTGTTAGTCCACTTACACTACCATTTATAGTTGTTATAGAACTCTCTGTACTAGAAACTCTACTTGTTATACTATCAGTAGTAGCTTTTATCTCTGCAACCTTAGTATTTATAGTTGAGTTTACAGTAGTTATTTGTCCATCTGTATAGCTTTTAGCATCTGATACAGCTCCGCTCTTTGCATTATTAGCCTTTGTAGTTGCATCTGTACTAGCTGTATTAATTGCTGATGTTTTAGCTGTATTAATTCTAGTGTCAACTGTTCCTAATTGTGTTGTATGTGATGATATTGTACTTTCTGTACTACTTACTCTTCCTGTTATAGATGTTAAATCTACAGTTAATTGACTTACATTATTTTTAACTGTTTCTACTTTAGAATCTACAGCTTGAATAGATTGGTCTGTATCTTCTTGTGATGGTGTCCAGTCCGTAGCCTTGTTACCGTATTCTAACTTGACATTTCTAATTCTAAATGTAACACTTGCAGAAACATCTGCATTGCTATTGTAAAATTGAATTGAACCTGTACTACCTATACTCTCATGTGCCTGTTCAGGTATTGTTAGTGTTCTTTCAACACGATACCATTGATTTAGTTCACAGCCACTTTGCCCCACAATCGGTAAGGTGTGTTGGGTTACTCCTCGCCAAGCCCCTTCACTAGATGTTGGAGTACCCCCAGTATATCTTTGTCCAATCCAAAATTCGCTACGGGTTGAACCAACTGGAAAATCCCACTTTGTATACATTATTTCATATGACATAGTGACTTGTTTTCCTACTTTATAATCACGACATCCTAAAATAAAACCTTCTGTTATAACTACAGATGAATAGTTTTTTTTAGAAGTTAAAGTATGCTCCCCATATCCATTTTCAACAATATTAAAATTAGAAAAGAATCCAGTTTTAACATCTCCTTTGCCACCTTTTATATAATTCCTTCCACCAACCTCAATATCGTCAACAGCATTATTAACAATACTATTAACCTCTGTAGCTTCTACTTTTAATGCTATTTTATTATTTAATTGAGTAATAGAACTTTCTACTGTGCTCACTCTACTAGTTAAACTACTTACTTTCCCATCTACTGTGCTTAATTCTGTTTTTGTACTATACGTACTACTTACAGTTGTTTTAAATCCTTCTATATTTTGTTCTAAAGTAGCTTGCTTAGTTTCTACTGTAGTTACTTTTCCACTAAGATTATTTAGATTTACTTCTACTGCATTAGCTTTCGTGTCATCTGTATATTTAGACGCCTTTTCCCAATCTGCAGCAACATAAGAACCAGTAGCTCTAGCTACTTTACATTTCATTATTTCTCCAGATGGTCCACCTGTCCATATATCTCCTATTTTATAAGGGGTAGTAGGAGTAGATGTAAATACTTTAGCCTTACTGTCTGCGAGTGTGTTAGCGTTGTTAGCTGTATTCTGTGCATTAGTTACGTTAGTCCCTAAGTTGGTTATAGACGTTGTATGACTTGCTACTGTTGTATTAATCCCATCAACTGTAGCTTTAACACTTGTATAATTATTTTTTATAGTAGTTACATCACCTTTAATTATAGAACTTTCTGAAATCAATCCACTTATTTGTCCTTGTGCTACTGTAATTGCTGTTGTGTTTGCTTGTATTTTTTCTTCTACATCTTCTATAACTCCACTATAATCATTAACTACATCCCAACTACTTCCGTTATATCTCTTTAATACGCTAGGGTTTTTACTTGTATCTAACCACATTTGGTCTTTTACAGAACCTGTTGGAGCAGTAGTCCCTATACTTATATCATTTTCATCTCGTATTGTATATTGACTTATTGCTTTAGCCATTTTTTACTCTCCTTTCTAAATAAAAAATAGAAAGGCTTTATCCTCTCTATTCTACTTCAACTGAAAATGTAGCTTTTACATCAACATCTGCATCTCCCACAGCTAATGTTTTGCCAGTTTTGTAATTAACTCCAGTACCGCCAAAATTACTTACTAGATTGCCATTTTTATCATACTTAAACCACTTATACGTGTACTTAGTACCAGAGCTATCTATCTCATTTCCAGCTTGAAACAACTTAGCTGTAAGAGTTGTGCTACCTACTCCATTCTTGAATACATCTCCACCTGTGCTAGTTACACTAACTTGAATAGGGTCACTATTATCAATGAAAGAAATAGTATCTACGAAGGTTTGATTATAGGTATTACTTGCACTATCTGTATCTTTTATAATACATTTGAAGGTTGCAAAACTGCTTACTGCTCCTGAAAAAACTGTCAATGTATTAGTGGTGACTCCAGTTGTAACATTGGCTGTTTCTGTTAACTTTCTCCAGCCAATTCCTCCGCCTTGATCTGTTGATACACTAGAATCTTGCTGATACCATTGATAGGTTACATTTGTATTATCAATTACCGAACCCCTCCAAAGGTCACATTGAGCCTTTAAGCTTGTTACAGAACTGTTCTTAAATACATTACCATCTGGTGACCAAGCTATAGCATCTGCTATACCTCCACCATTTACAACTCTTGAAAAAGATATACTCATCTTGTGGACTAAGTCCAAGTTAGTTGTTGGGTCTTTATAAGTTACTTCACATATCCAATCCTTACCCGGTAATCCTGCTAACACATTAGCCTTAACTGTTAATATGTGAGATTTAGTACCACTTAAGGCATAATTGCCAGCTGTTGTTATTGCAGTTGAAGAACCCGCTTCAAACCATTTTACAGATGTAACCTCTGTGCTTGTTATTATATCCGTTGTTGTTCCAAGCTTATAAAGTGAAGGGGTAAGAACTAAATTTGCACCAGCCCAGTTAGGTGTATAACTTGAGTTATCTGGATTATACATTTGTGTTTTAGGATGATTAGATCCTATAAATCCCGTTAAAGTTAATGCGTCATTATAATCTATAATACTTATTTGCCCCGTTGCTATTGCCATTTATATTCCTTCTTTCTTTTTATTTATCTCTCATTACTCTAATATTTCACAATTAAATGTAGCTCGTACATTCACATCATCTTTAGTTATTGTAACTTCTTTAGTTCCTCCAAAGTGAGCATTGTTCCAAGCAACATCCCCCGCACTATCATTAGACACCCTTGTCCATCTGAATCTATTAGCATCTATAGTATCTGTAATATCTTCCTTACCTTTTCTAACTATAGCTATAAGCTTTGTGCTAATTTCTCCATTCTTAAATATATTTCCATTAACACTTATAATCTCTACGTCATAATTAATATTTGTCTTAAGTTCATTAAAAGCTATATTAAGACTTTGACCCGTTTCATCAAGTTCAACTTTACTAGATTTTATAAGCTCGTAGTCACCTTCATTTAATCCTGTTATCAATGAAGTATAATTTATTTTATCTTTTCCTATCGCATTATCTGCAACCATTTTTTCTTTAATAAGTCCATCTGTAATAGCTTTTTCTTTTATTCCAGTATGGTCTATTAATGTAGTAGTTCCATCTTCCCCACGCAAAATAAAGTTAAAATTCCCTTGGTTATCTTGTCCCATTTGAATCCTAACTTTATTATTTCTATCTTTAAATTGTTGTGTTGCTCCTACAATTTCTATCCCACCATTATCAGATACAATTCTAAACCTATTGGTAGAAATATCTCCTGCTAATACTTTATTTAGACTTACTGTATCTATCATTGCATCTTTTATTACGGCATTATCTATTACTACATTACTAGATGTAATATTTAAGAACTGACCGCTTTCTCCTGTAATGAATTTAGAAAGTAAAGTTTGTAGGTTTAAAGTTCCACCTTCTGCAACTTCAAATTTTATATTACCTGCAGTTAAGTCTGTTACTTCTATTTTCTTAGCTATAGCTGTGTCTATCTCAGCGAATTTAATATTAGCAACATCTACATTTAATTTATTTACAGTTAAACTTCCTACAGTCCCTTCAAGAGCTGTGAATTTATTCATTTCAACTTTATTGATTGTAAGTTTCTCCACTGCTTTTGCAATAGCATTTTCGCTTACTGTCCCATTGTCGCTAGTTATATTATTTACTGTATCTACTGCATCTTGATACTCCTTTTGAATATCTTCAAAATTTAAAATCGTATTAGCAACTTCACATGTATTTCTTTCAGGCTCGTCTGGGTATTCTTTTATCTTAACTATCCTTTGCTTTTCTCTTATTCCATTTTCTTTAGATACAAGATAGATAGTATCTCCTAAACTATAATCTAATATATTTTTATACTTAATATTTAACTTAGCTAAGTCAATAATATCTACTTTATAAGCGACTCTAGGCTTACTTAACTCATTTAACTTTATTGTTGCATCTTCTAATAAACTAGTAGCAACTGTGTATCTTTCATCTTTCCAAATAAGAGTTTTAACCTTAGTAGAATACTGATAGTTTTCTAAATAGTCTTTGCCATTAACATTAATCTTAAGTCCATCTTTCCCAACAGGCTTAATCCTGGTAAAGAAATCATAGCTATCATTATTAATATCAATTTTTCTAAGGTTTAAATCCTCTGTGAAGTAAGTTCCTTTATCTTGCCCTTGCTTTTCCTTAACATAGATAATCTTATTTATAGTGTCAAATTTATACTCTACTAAATAAGTCTTTCTAGCTTGTTGTATAATATCCCAACTATTACAGTTAGTCATTCTTACAGTTCTCTTTTTAGTTACTCCTGTAACATTTGCAGTCCATCCAGTACCTGCTAAGGCTAAATCTAAACACTTGCTTATAGTTTCCTCTAAACAAGTAAAACTTTCCCTTGCTTCTCCCTCTAAGTCTTCTACATTAAGACTTGCGTTTATAGTTAACCAATCCTCAGAACTATCTATAGACTTAATTACAAATTCATCCGTCTTAGTTCTTATATATCCCTCATTTTTAATTTCTTTGCCAAGTCTTTTTGGATATAAAAAGAAAGTGTTTTATCTCCAGTTTTAAGAGCACTTTCTATACAATAATCTTTATATGCTGCTAAGCCTTTTATCTTATTTCTATTTACATCATATAGTTGTAACAATTTATTCCTCCTTTCATAGAAGTTTATATAATGTTACTTAAGTAAAAATTCAATACTTGTTAATTCTACTGTAGTTAGTTCTACATTTGAATTTAAGAGAGAATCTAAAGATATATCATAAAAATCAACTTCATTTTCTATATTATTGAGTTCCGTAATCTCTTTGTTAAAACCTTCTACATCGTCAATAAAGCATTTATTGCCTTCTGTCTTTAGATTTCCTTCTTCATCTTTCTGACCGAATCTATCTATCAATATTGCTTTTTCATCATCATATGTTTTAAGTTCTCTAGCAATTATCTCTATATTTTTCTTTACTGCATAGCTTATCTTTATAGGTAATTTAGCACCTGCTAAAACTGCTAGTGTATTTAATCCATTTACCATATTTATATTAGTTATTTTTATCTTACTCATTTATCTTCTCTCCTTATATATATCTTGGTTTATATTTTATTGTTATATCTACACTACTTTTATCTACTGTTATAGTATTCACTCCTGGTTTCAAACTTGGAAAGCTCCACATTTCTGTATCACCATACTTATTTGCTCCATCTACTATAACTGTTCCATCTTCCCCATTAACAATTATCTTTTTATTGGCTTTTAAGTTTTTTAATACTATGGACTCTTCATCAAGTCCATTAATAGTTAAATCTATTAAATCAATAGAAGGAGTAACTTCTACTATTACTGGAGTTTCTAAGTTTCCAGCTACATTTATAGTTTTAGATGTTATTCTATTCATTATTTCTGTTACTTCTGCTTTAAAACGATATGCTAGAAATCTTATTGTTAATTTTTTAGTTTCTTTTTTCAATGTATTTTCACTAAGCGGAGTACCTTCTAAAAACCCTTTATAATAAAAACTATCATCAAATTGTATAGTACATTCTTTTGCCTTGTTTATAAAAGCGCTTATTTTACTTTTCAAATCATCTTCGTTAACACCTTTAAAATACAATTTAATTTCTAAAATATTAAAAGTAAACTTTCTATCTAAATGTATAGGAATTATAGAATTTCTATTCCAACTATAAACCTGCTCTAAGGAGGCAGACTGTATTATTTTGTCCATTAATATAGCACCAAAACTTTTTATATCAACTCCATCAATATTCATACGCTACCTCCTCCCCCTTGTACTTTGTGCTAATCCTGTACTGACTATTGGTATCATAGCTTCACCTAACACTCTATCATCCAATGTCAAAATAACTTGTTTGTCATTACTTAATATAGAGTTTAAGCCTTCTATTACTGCATTAGCGGTTTGAATAGCAGTATCTTTTATCATATTTTCTGATTGTAAGTGATTTTTAACTTTAGCTCCTCTTGGTAGCTCTACAACTTCATAGCCTCTTTCATTTATTTGTGTTAATCCACCCTGAAAGTAAGTAGTTCCTAATGCATTACCTACCATATTTCCTGACATTCTCTCAGTGTAACTAACTGTTTTCATATATTTAGTTTCTGGTTGCCAACCGCTCCACCATCTTTTTATTTTATCCCAAGTCGTTAATACAGTCCCCGATTGAGTATTTACTTCTCTATCTAAGTCTCCATTCATTTGTCTCATTTTTTCAATAGCACTTAACCTTGTATCTTCTGCCTTTTCTACTATTCCATCTCTTTGCCTTTTTGCATCTTCTATCATCTTATTTGCTTGTTCAGAACTAATTGCCCCTGATTCATCCCTTAGTCTTGTTATTGTTGCTATTCTCTTTTCATATTCTTCATTAGCTGCCGCTACTGCATTATCTCTACTTTCATTCAATTTAGCTATATGCTCCGCTGCCTGTTCTGCAGTTATTCTAGTATCATAGTCCTTCATTCTTTGTAAAATCACTTGTGCTTCTATTTCATTTTCACTTAATGCTTTTACTGCATTTTCACGCATCATATTTTGCAATGCTGTTATTTGTTGAGTTTCTTCTGTAGTCAATGCTCTTTTTTCTTGACTTGCTGTATTCATTATCTGATTAATGCTATTTTCATATTCCTGTGTTTGAGTTTTTCTATCTTCGTAGAATGTTCCTGTTTTATTGATAATATTAGCCTGCTCCTCTGCTGTTAAAGTACTTTGAGTAGTAAACATATCTTGTAATTGAGCTATACTATCAGTTTTTTGTTTTTCATATCCTGATACAATTTGAGTACTCATTTCATTGAATTTACTTGTCATATCATTCTTTATTTGATCTGAAATTACAGTTGAATTAAGATACAGACTTTGCATTTCATTCTTCGCTGAATCGTCTAACTCAACATATGCTCCAACTGCTGTTTTTGTAGACTCACTTATTTTTGTTACACTAGTTTCATAACCTTCTGCCATTGATGTTCCTGAATTGCTAACGCTACTTGCTGTATATTCTACTTTATCAGCGAACAAATCAACCTCTGGTATTACTTCTTCTTTAAGTCCTTTATAAATTGCATATCCTGCACCCGCTATTGCTGCCCCTGCTGCTACATAAGGTGCTGCTGCTATAGCAACGCTACCTAAAGAACTTACAAATCCTGCAACTCCACTAGCTCCACCAGCTACTTTTGCTGCTGTCCCCACTGTTTCAGTTGCTATTTTAGCTGTTCCTAATTTCCCTGATAGTGTTCCAGCTACTTTTAATACTCCCCCTAAACCTTCTGCAAACTTTCCTAATGTTCCAACTACAGGCCCAGCTGCAGCACTCAAAGTAGCTAATTTAATTATGTTTTCTTTAGTTGCTGGACTTAACTCATTAAACTTCTTAATTAAATCTTTTATTACTACCATTCCATCTTTTACTATTGGTAATAACTCTACCCCTATTTCTCTTCCCATAGCTACTATTTCATTTTTAAGCATTTTTATTTGACTTTCTGTAGTTGCATACCTTTGCTCTGCTTCATTTGTAAGAGCTGTGTTTTCTTCCCAAGCTTTACTTCCTAGAGCAATAGTTTTATTAAACAAATCCCCTGCTCCTGCTGCTCTTAATAAACTATCTCTTAATCTTACTTCAGTAACTCCCATATCATCTAAAACAGCTATTGCACTTTCTCCTCTTTCTTCAGCAGTTGAAAGTCCTTTTATAAATTCAGTTATTGCAGTTGTAGCATCATTTTTAAAAGCATTACTAAATTCACTTACGCTCATTCCAGATATCTTAGCAAACTTTTCTAACTTCTTATTGCCTGTTTCTACAGCTAATTGCATTTCTACCATTACTTTTGAAAATGCACTTCCACCAGCCTCCGCCTCAATACCTACACTAGATAAAGAAGCTGATAAACCCAGTATCTGTGCTTCTGTCATTTTCACCTGATGTCCTGCTCCTGCTAACCGCATAGCCATTTGCACTATATCAGCCTCTGTTGTAGCCGAATTATTACCCAAGGCAACTATAGTAGAACCTAGTCTATCAAAGTCCTTTTGTGACATTTGCGTTATATTAGCAAACTTAGCTAATTGACTAGCTCCTTCTTCTCCTACCAAATTTGTAGCATTTCCTAAATCAATTATAGTCTTTGTAAAGCCTAATATATTATTAGTCTGAATGCCCAATTGTCCAGCACTCTCTGCTACTGCAGCTATATCCTCTGCACTACTTGGTAAAACTAAAGTCATGTTTTTAATTCCTTTTTCCAGTTCCGCAATTTCTTCTGTCGTTCCATTTACAGTTTTTTTAACTCCTGCAAATGCACTTTCCCATTTTACTTGTGCGTTAACTGCGGCTGTTCCTGCTGCAATTACTGGCAATGTTACTGTTTTAGTAAGTGTACTCCCGAGCTTACTAGCTTTTTCTCCATAAGTAGATAAGTTTTCACCTGCTTTTTTTAAGTTTTCTCCAGATTGAATCCATTTTGAGTTTTGTTTGTCTAATTCTGTACTTGTGTTTTTTAACTCTGCTTGTACTCTTGATAATTGAGCTTCTGTTTCATTTATTTTAGTTTTATAGTTATTAACTGTATTAACATTTTTATCTACTACAGCCTTTTGCTCTTCATAAGCTTCTTTGCAATCATCTAAAGCTTTTTTGTTTTCATCCATCACCTTAGAAGCTTCTTCTACTGCTCCACTCTGCTGTTTTACCGCCTTTGCACTTTCCACAACATGTCTTAAGTATAATTGTGCTTTAGCATCTCCTTCGCCATATTGCTTTACAACCTCTTCATGCATTGACTTCCAATCTTCTAAACTATTTTTGGATTCTTCTAATTTCTTTACTTCTTCATCATGAGCTTTTGCTGACTTTTTATATTCAGCATTAAGCATTTCTTTTGTTTCTTTTAGTTCCTTTAGCTTATTACTATTTTCTCCTGCTCTATTACTAGCTTTTTCTATGCTATCTTTATACAGATTAATTTTATCTCTTAAATTTTCAGTTTGCTTTAATAGTGCTTCTTGCTTGTATTTTAAATCATTTGTATTTGTTCCAAACTGATTTAATTTTTCACCAGCAAGCTTTATTTCACTTTGAGTAAGCTTATACTGCGAATTTATCTCTTTAAGCTTTTTATTGTGTTCATTATCGTCTATCGTGAATATAGTACTTACTTTTCTTATAGATTCGCTCAAATTTTCACCTCCTCATTAAAAAAGGTCTGAAAAGCTTTCTACATATATTTCTTTTTCTTCTTCTGAATCTCCAAGAAATACATTAATAGTTTCACTAATAACTTCTCTTAAATTATTCTTGAAATAGTTGTTATGAGTCTCTTCTAAAATCAATATCTGCCTCAATGTAGATTTTAAAAATTGTTCTTCTGACATATTTAATTGGTGTCTTGCAATGTAATAATAATAATCAAGATTAAAATCCCTTATTTTTTCTTTTCCTTCTAATCCTCTATTTTTAGATTTTTTTTTACCTCCGATTTATCATTAAATTCTGATACATCACTTAACTCTTCGTTAATTAAATTTAGAGTTATATTACTTAAAGTTTCTATTGCCTTTATATTTATTAACATATTATTTTTTATATCTTCCTCTGATATTTCCTTATTTGCCATACATCTTAAGATTGCTGGCATTTTTTCAAGGTCATTTTCAAATACAAATGAATGTATTAATAGAAAGGCATTTCCATACTCCTTATGCATCTTAATTAATGCATTAAAGTCTAACTTCAACTCTATTTCTTCGCCTTTTATATCTATCTTGTAAGTTTTAATTTCATTTACTAACATATACTTACCTCCAAATCAATAAAAGTAGCCTTAAAGACTACTTTTATTATTGTCCACCTTCTTGTGTTTCTTCTTTTGCAGTTGGTATTATTACTTGTTTTCCCCACTTTGTGTTATGTGCTTCAGCATCAAAATTAGCATCTGAAGTTTTTACATTATACTTCCATAATCCGCTTTCAAGCGGCATGAATACACCTGTTAATGGAACTGTTTGAAACTCTGTTTTCCCTTCCTTTGTTTTAGCTTTGTCCTCTGGAATTCCTAATTTCCCTTTGTATAAGGTTAAATATTCTTTGACTCCACCAGATAATGTTTTTTCTGCCATTATTGCTATATATGGAGCTTGGTCATTTGAATTCTCTATTATTCCTCCGGTTGTTGCTAATTTCTTTCCAAATAAAGCAGCATAATCAACTGTATCTATCGAAGCAAAATCCAAGGTAACATCTATAGCCCCTAAACTATTTTCTTGGTCATATAGTCTATTTTCAGCATATACCGTTGCTTCTTCTTCTTTTGGAGTTATTGATATTTCCCTTAATCCCGGCAAATATTTAACTTCTCCATAAGTCGGAGCTTCACCATCTTCATTAAGTAGAGCATAATAACCTTTTTCTACACCTGTAGTTATCTTCTTTTTTGACATATCTATTCCTCACTTTCATATTCATAATTGAATCTTAAAACATAATGAAAGAGTTTAGTTTTTTCTTCATACAAAGAACCCCCAAACTCTTTTATAATTCCATTTTCTTTCATTATTCTTTTTATAATTTTCACTATTGACGTATAGCTTGTTTTTGTAAATATATCTACTTGTATTCTATAAGTAGTTGATATTTCTTCATTTTCAGCATATATAGAACCATATTCATCAAGTATCTCGTACTCAATGTAAGGAGTAGAAGTATTATCAGGAGCTTTTAAAAGATATATTTTACTCTCTACTAAACTAGTTAGTCTATCATCAAATAAAACACTTCTTATTAATTCTTCCATCAGTCTAATACCTCTTTCACTATAATATCTACTGCTTTATCTGCTGTTCTATCTACTGCCTTACTAAAGAATCCTATATGCTTTTTGTTTTTACTTGATCCAAATTCATTATATATATCTTGTACTGTATCTCCTCTTATTTCAAATCCTAAATTTCCATCAAACCTCTTGATTTTATTCTGCCAACGTTTTTTCATTTTCCCTGTATATTTCGGTGAATTATCTTCTATTTCTTGCTTTATTATTCCTGAACTTTCTTTAAGAGCTTTTCTCTTTTTCTTATCAGAAATATTCATATCGTCAAGCTCATTGAAAATATCGTCAAAACCTTTAATTTCAATTCCCATTATTAATCACCTGCAATTTGGCTTTTATTTTAAGCTCTTTATTTAGATATTTAACATTGTCCGGAGGCTCTATTATCTCGTATCTTTGGCCCTTAAAAAGAATGAAACAATCACTATCAACATTTTTATAATATCTAGTGTGGAAAACTGTTATATTTTCAGATATAGTTTGTTTACTATTCCAATACTCTTTACCATAAAGGTCATTAACATCTGCCCAAGCTTTTTTTATAGTTATATAGTTTTCAATAGGAAATCCTTCCTTATCAAAATTATCAGGATCTTTTTCTAATCTTTGAATTTCTATTCTATGTCTTAATTGTCCTATATTCATATAACATCACCTTGACTATATTTAAGTTGTATTAATATAGTATCTAATCCATAAGCTATTTTACTTACATTTCTCCCTGTAGTTTCAACTGCTCTATTTTCATAATGATGTGATACTAATATTTTTATAGCAAGTTTATATAGTCCTTTGCTATAATCTTTTTTTATTCCTGCATTTGTTAAGTATTCTTCCGCTGCTAATTGCAATCCTTCAATCAATTCATCTTCTTCATTATCATCAATCTTTAAAAATAACTTTAATTCCTGTAAATCCATAATCCACCTCATTAAAAGAGAGTAAGAACTAAATCTCACTCTCTAAAATAGCTTGTATAATATCAGCTTTCTTCATAGTTGATGTAACCTTTATTCCCTTATTTTCTGCTATAGATTTTAACTCAACTACAGTAAGTGAATTATAATCAACTCCTGCTCCCTCATTATCTAAAGATAACATCATTGGAGCAATATTAGGGAGTAACTGTTATATAACCATTAACAAGAGCTTTATTATCTTTTACTACTACATCTTCTCTTTCTATAGCTCTGAATAAAGTCAAATCCTCTTCAAAAGCATTTAATTCTCCTATCACCGCAACATCTGATTGCTTAATAGTAGTTAATTCTCTATCAAAGAATTTAACAGCTTCTTTAAAATCCCCTATAACAAAAGGTATTTTATTTTCTACTGTAGGCATATCGGTATTAGGATATATTTCTACTGGAATAGTAGTTGCTCCAGCACATAGTCTTAATTGCATTGGATCTTGTGGGGTAGGTTGTAATAAATAGTTACCCTTATCATCTTTTAATGTGTCTAAATACTGTAATCCATCATCATTTGTAACTATTTTTGAAGTAGGTTTAAATGCTTGTCCTAAAGTTACATTTAAAGCTTTCTTAATATCATCCAATCCAGCTAATACTACTGGTGTAAACTTAGCATTAATTTCTTCCAAAATTAATTTGTTTGAAGTAACTCTTGATTCATCACCTATCCATTCTACTAAAGTATTAACTATTGATTGGTCTGAATCTTTTAACAGTTCATTAGTAACTGGGAAATAACCTGCATACTTTTCAATTTCAAAGCTAAGTCTTTCAAATTGAGGTGTATTCTTAGCTCCTATTTTCCCACCTTCTCCAACTTTAGTAAAACCAGTTTGTTGAGCTCTCTTTTTAAATGTTCTTTGTCCTTTTGGTACTGTTACTTTTTCTACATCTACTAGATCCTTTAATGATTTCTTCGCTTCCTTATACTTATTTATCTTTGTTTGTATATCTTGAGGCACTACATACCCTCCATCAGCTTCTGAACCACTTGACATACTGTTTTGAATCCTGAATCCTTGTCTTGCTGCATCAGCAAATTGCTTCACTATATCATTAGACTTATTAGTAACTTCTATTACTTCTCCAGTTTCTATTTTATTGTTAAATTCCTCTTCTTCCTCTTCTTCTAAGTCGTATAAAACATCAAACTTAGCTTGAAGATTTACTAATTCTTCTTTAGCCGCTTTTGCTTCTTCAACCTTATTTTCATTTACTAAGTTTTTGACCTCTGCTTTTTTAGCGTTAATTTTGCCTAATAATTCTCTTAATTCTTTATTCATTAATATCCACCTTTCTTATTTAAACAATAAAAAAAGACTTAGATTAATTCTAACTCTTCTAAAATTGCTTTCTTTTCATTTTCTATGTTATTTATTTCTTCATGCTTATTATTTTTAGCTGTTGCTTGTTTTAATACATAATCAACTGGAATATTTTTATACTTATTTAATAAGCTTAAGTCAAACTTAGCTTCAATACTTTTATCTTCTCCCACTACATCACATAACCCATAATCAAAACACTCTTGTGCTGTTAACCATGTTTCATTATCCATTAATGTCGTTATAGTTTCTTCATCTAATTTATCTCCTGCTTTATCCAAATAAGTTTGCCTTATACTTGCATTAACTTTATCCAAATCATCTGCAAGCTTTCTTAACTCATTCGAATTACCAGCTGTGTACACCCATGCATTATGAATCATCATCATTGCATTGCTTGGCATGATTATTTTATCTCCTGCCATTGCAATTACAGAAGCAATTGAAGCCGCTAAACCATCTACATACACGTTTTTAGTATATTTTTTACGTTTTAGCATGTTCATAATTGTATTTCCTTCGAATACGTCTCCTCCTGGACTATTAATATAAATATTTAGAGTATCTATCTCCCCTAAGTTGTCTAATTCCTGCTTAAAACTTTGTGCCGAATGTGCTGCATATCCTCCTCCCCAACTTGCTATTTGTATATATAAATACAAATCAGCTTCCGTTGAAGTCTTATTTTTGAACTCCCAATACTTTTTACTCATCTATTCACCCCCTTTCTTATTTTTATATTGATTCCCTACTTCAGCTATAGGAATATAGTTTCCATTCATAAAAAGCTCATCCCCCCTCTCTTTAGAAGGTTTATCAACATATTCTCTAGCTTCATTAGGTGTGTAAATCCCATTATTAACAGCCTTTGATAGTGTTTCCATTTGAGTTTTACTATCTGTCCTTAAAATTACTTTTTCATTAAATTTAAAGAAAAATCCTTCTTCCACTTCATTATTGCTTAGTAATTTGTAATTAAGTTCCTCCTCATACTGTTTTAAAATAAATAATACTGTATCTACATAAAAACTTAACTGTTGCATTTCTGAATTAGAATAAGAACTTTTTTCATAATCATTTAATTGGTTAGGTTTAATTCCAAATGCCCCTGCTATCTGTAAGGCATTAAATTTCTTTAATTCAAAGAATTGACTATCAGTTAATTTTATGTCTAATGGTACTAGCTTCATCCCTAATGGTACAGGGATTATTTTTCCTGAATTTTTAGAACCATTTGCAAATCTTTCAAACCCTTCTACTAGTTTTTCTTCTGCTTCTTTATTTAAATCTCCTGTATATTCAAGTACAGCTTTAGCAGTAAGTCCACTTTTATATAAGTTGTTCATGAAATTTTGACTTTCTAAGCCACCTTCGAGAGTACTTTTCAAAATTTCTCTTACAGGAACTCCTAAAATACCATCAAAACTATATGATGTTTTGAAGTGCATTACATCATCACTATTAAATAAATATTGCTCTGATGAATATTTATCAGTATATGAATACCACAATAATCCTTTAGCTCCAAAACAGCCTTTATCATCTATAAGTACTCGAACATCTGCAGATGGCATAATCCATAAATCTTGTATTTCATAACTTCCACCGTATTTACTCTTTTTAAAATTTCTTCTTATCCAAACATAAGCATTACCATAGTGGTTTCTGTTCTGTTCTACTGTCGCCCAAAATGTAGAAGGTGTCATTAATTTATTAGGTCTTGTCCTTAATAACTTGTGAGCTTTATTAGACTTAACTTTTTGTATTCCCTTTTCTGTTTCCTGATGAAACTTTAAGGGCATTTTACCTAATGTTTCTGATAACATTTTTAAACAAGTGAAATAAGTAACTTCACTAATTAATTTTTTGGTGTTGAACTTATACCAAGCCAGTCTAACAATTCTTGACTTTGCATATCTACTGATGTTGCTGGGATAATTGCATTTTTTATTCCTTTTACAATTCTACTAAATACATTCAATTTCTCACCTCCTTTACATCCATCCCATCATTTTTAAATAGTTTTCTGTTGTTTTATTTACGTCTATCGTATTGCCTTGTAAATATAATTCTTTATAACAAAAAATACTTGCTACTACTAAATCTATCCTTGTTTTATTCTTGTTTTCTTTAGCTAGTAATATATCTCCTGTAGTTCTTCCCTTTATCGTTGTAGTATTGCTCATGCACCAGTCTAAAAGCTTATTATTTTCATAAAAAACTTTTCCTGAATAAACATCATCCCTAAATTGCTTTATTGCAGGAGATAAATTACGATATGTTTGTTCTAAAAGTATAACTTCATAATCTTTAGCTAAACTCTCCATCATTTGTACAGCATTATATGGATCTGATACAATACATTTAATTTTGCATTTATATTTAATTTCTATATTTCTTATATGCTCTTCTACTATTGTATAATTAACTATTGCCCCAGGTGTTATAGTACAATATCCCTTTTCCTGAAAACTTCTATAATCTATCTTCTCTCTTCTTTCAGTAAGTGTGTCTTCTGGCAAAAATCCATGTGATGTTAAATAATACTTATCATCCACTTTATACATTATTGAAATTGCGGTTAAATCAGTTGTTAATGAAAGGTCAACTCCAACAACAACCTCCTTACCTTCTAGGTTTATAACTTCTTTTTCTTCTAGTTCCTCATTGTTAACATTACATTTTCTCCATGCTTCAAAGTTAATATATTTCTCTTCACTATTTTCTTGCATGAACACATTAGTAGTTTTAGTTATAAACTCCTCTTTTAAATTATCTTGAACTAAAGCTTTGTCTCTATCTTCACGCATTATCTGATAATTTTCTTCTAGCCTTAATGGATTAGCTTGATATAATCCTATATCATTCCATATATTCTCTTTATCAGCATAATAAATAAGAGCAAACATTCTTTCGTTATCAATTCCACTTGAATATACTTTTCTAATATAATCTAAATCCTCTTCCATAATAGAATTATTAATAGCATAAGCTGTTGTAGTCCTAAATACTAAGGGATTTATTACATTCTTTTGTCCAGATTTCATAGCATTAAAGTTGCTACTCTCACTAAAATTACCATGTTCATCACTTACAAATGCTGATGGTCTTACAGAGTTGTTTTTTCCAGCTTCAGCAACTCTAGGTTCAAAATAACTATTGGTTAACTTGCAAGTAATCCTACCTGTCTTTGTAGTTGATATATTAAAGTGTTTTTTTATCAACGGACTTGCATTAATAATTTGCTCCATTATCTTTTTAATTTCTGCTGCTAGTTCCTTTGTTAAACATATAGAATAAAACTCTGAATACTGCTGTTCTGTAAGCAGTAATAAAATAAATACTAGTCCTATTAATGCAGTTTTACCATTTTTTCTAGCTATAAATAGTGTTACATCATTATATCTAAACTTATATTTATTGCTTTTATATCTCCATCCAAATATATTTGCAATAAAAAAGCATTGAAACGGTGCTAAATGTTCCAACACTTCATTTTTTGCTAAATATCCAGTTGCAAAATTCATTAATTTTAATAAATTATTTATCTTTAAGAGTTCATTGACATCTAGATAAAATTCAAATTCATCTTCATATTGTCGCTTATAATAATCTTGTATAAATATTGCACACTGCTTTTTTACTTCCCACGTAGTAATTTCTCTGCCTTCTACTACATCTGTTGCATATTTAACAGCACGATCTAGTAATATCATTTACTACCACCAGCCAATACTTTTAACAGTACATCTTCATCTCTTTCTTTTGCTTGCATATTTATATTACCTAGCTTAGCTCTACTTTGTGGACTTAATGATAATTCATTACAACACCTAAAAAAATCTTTAGTATATTCACTTTTAGCCTTTATTAAATCTTTATCATATATTTTATTTATATCCTTATTTATAAGCTTTTCTATTTGTTGCAATCTATCTATTGCTATAGAAAATTGAGATAAAATATAAATGTCTAAATTCCCAAGTATATTACTTTCTCTAAGTTGATCTACAACATAATTAAATATTTTCTTTTGTCTTGCGTTTAAATGAGTTGGTGGGGAAATGTTATCTGCTCCACCTTTCAACTTTTCTTCTGTTTCTAATCTTAAGTCTTTCTCTTCTTTAGTTAAATTTTTACTCATTACTTTAACACTTTTACTAGGTCTTGCCACCCCCTCACCTCCTTATTTTTTCATTTAGGGAGTTTTTTTAAACTGAATCTCCTCTCGCACTCTCCAAGTGAATGTTCAATACTTTCTTGATACCCCCTACCCCTTCATGCTATTATGTCTCCTTTGGTGACAACTTTCACATAAACAAATAAGGTTATTTATATCTAATCTTTTATTCCAATCATCTTTAATCGGTATGATGTGGTGTACTGTGTTATATGGTGTTATTTTATTGTTATTTAAACAATCTTTACATAATGCATGATCCCTTACTATTGCTAGCTGTCTTACCATGTTCCATCCTTTGCTCTTATAAAACTTATTGTACTTACTATCTCTTTCATAAGTAGTTTGCTTATAGTATCTTATATTTTGTTTACGTTCCTCTTCCACTTTCACTTCACACTCAAGGCACCTCTTCATACTATAAGGTATTACTTTGCCACATCTACATACCTTCTTTAAC